TGGAAAACGCAAATATAGGTTGGGATGTGATTAATACAATTATAGAAAAAGGATATCAAAAACTATATTATTCACCTCGTGCTTACGGTGAAATGCATATTGATAAATGGATGGATAAAATGGAAAAGGAACAAACAGTTCCTGGTTTTACTACATCAGCTAAAACAAGACCTCTTGTTGTAGCAAAAATGGAGTCGTATATTCGTGAAAAGGCTTTTACTTTTCGTTCTAAACGTTTATTAGAAGAATTACGTGTGTTTATTTGGCAACACGGTAAGGCTCAAGCACAAAACGGATATAATGATGATTTAGTAATGTCTTTAGGAATAGGATTATTCACAAGAGACACAGCAATGAAATTCTACGAACAAGGAATGGATCTGAATCGAGCAATGATATCTAATATTACTAGAACAAGCTATGAAATGGGTCCATTACTTCCTAGTGGACAACAAAACCCATATGCAATGAATGACGGCCGCGGGGGATTTGAAGATGCATCATGGATATTAGGATAATAAATATTTATACATATAAATAAAACAACATAATGGCAGATAACCAACCAGGTTTATTTAATAGATTAACACGCTTATTTAGTACTGATGTAATCATACGAAATGTAGGTGGTAATCAACTAAAGGTAATAGATGTAGACAAAATCCAATCCTTTGGTAATGTAAAAACCAACGCACTTATAGATAGATTTACTAAACTTCATCGTTATGGCGCTAATATGCCATATAACCCAACGATGAACTACCAAACACTTCGTATTCAGTTATACACTGACTATGAAGCAATGGATACAGATTCTATCATTGCTTCTACTCTAGATATCATTTCAGATGAGTCTACTCTTAAAAATGAAATGGGTGAAGTATTACAGATTAGAAGTGCTGATGAAAATATTCAACGTATTTTATATAATTTATTTTACGATGTTTTAAATATTGAATTTAATTTATGGTTGTGGATTAGAAACATGTGTAAATATGGTGATTTTTATTTACATATGGAAATTGCTGAAAAATTCGGTATTTACAATGTAACACCATTATCAGTATATGATATGGTTCGTGAAGAAGGACAAAATCCTGAAAATCCATCTTACGTATGTTTTAGAATCGATCCAATGGTAATCGCTGCTGGTGGTATTAGTTCACGTGTTAAAGATAGAGATGGTAAAATTAAATTTGAAAACTACGAAATAGCTCACTTTAGACTATTAACAGATGCTAACTATCTACCTTATGGTCGTTCATACATTGAGCCTGCTCGTAAAACATATAAGCAATATGTGCTAATGAAAGATGCGATGTTGCTACATCGTATTACTCGCGCCCCAGAAAAACGTGTATTCACTGTAAATGTTGGTAATATACCACCACATGAAGTTGATGCATATATGCAGAAGATAATACAGAAGATGAAGAAAACTCCATACATGGATCATCAAACTGGCGATTATAATCTGCGTTATAATTTACAAAACATGATGGAAGATTTTTATCTTCCAACTCGTGGAAATGATACAGCAACTAAAATTGATACTCTTAAAGGATTAGAGTATGGTGGAATTGAAGACGTAGTATTCCTACGTGATGAAATGTTAGCTGCGCTTAAGATACCAAAAGCATATTTTGGATTTGAAAAAGATCTACAAGGTAAAGCTACATTAGCTGCTGAAGATATTAGATTTGCTCGTACAGTTGAACGTATTCAACGTGTTGCTTTATCTGAGCTATATAAAATGGCATTAGTACATTTATATGTTCAAGGATATGAAGGTGAATCATTGGCTAACTTTGAATTATCGTTAACTGTTCCGTCAATCATCTATGAACAAGAAAAAGTTGCATTGTGGAAAGAAAAAGTTGATCTAGCTAAATCAATTCAAGATACTAATCTATTACCCTCAGATTGGATTTATGATAATATATTCCAATTTAGTGAAGATGAATTTGATGAATATCGTGATCTAGTAATCGAAGATAAAAAACGAGTATTTAGAATGGCTCAGGTTGAAAACGAAGGCAATGATCCAGCTAAAACAGGTAGATCATTTGGTACACCACACGACCTAGCATCGTTATATGGTAAAGGTAGAGCAGGAATGAATGTTGATGGTCCTGTACCTCCTGGATACGATGAAAAACGTCCTATTGGCCGTCCTATAGAGAAAGCATCAATGATCAATACACAAGACGATCCATTGGGTAAAGATAGATTAGGTAGAAAAGATAATAATACATTATATACTGCTAATATACCTAGTGAAGATGGTACACCAAAAGGTGGATCACCCGTTGGTTTATCTGAATTAAATAAACACAAAGGATTGTTTGAAGGTATGAATATAACTCGTAAGACATTAGTGGTTGGACCTGATCAGGAACCATCACTATTAGATGAGAAAAATATTAAGGACATATAATAAATACATATTTATTGATAGTGTACACTACTCATTATGAAAATAAAACATTCAAAGTTTAAAAACACAGGTATATTGTTCGAACTATTAGTTCGTCAAATAGCATCTGATACTGTATCTAATAAAGATTCGGCCGCTATTGGAATAGTTAGAAAATACTTTAACAAATCTGAATTAGCTAAAGAATATAAATTATACCAAGCGTTAATTACACCTAAATCTCTTAGCGAAGCTAAAGCCGAAACGTTTATCAATTCAACGTTAGAGGCTTCTTTGCGTTTGAATAAAACCGCTTTACGCAAGGAGAAATACAACATAATTAAAGAAATTCGTGATCATTATGATATTGAGGAATTCTTTAAGGCAAAAATTAACCATTACAAACAATATGCTGCTGCCTTTAATTTAATTGAAGCACACAATTCATTAGAATTTACTGAACCACAGCATATTATTGATAATAAGATTACCTTATTAGAACATATTACACGTAAAGAAATTGACAAGGAAAGTGTAAAGGATCGTGTAATGGAAGAATTTACTAATATGGATAAAGGATCTCGCATATTAGCTTATCGTATGTTGTTGGAGAAATTTAACAGCAAATATGCTACATTATCAGATCGCCAAAAATTAATATTAAAAGAATTCATTAACAATATCTCTAATACAACTAAGTTGAGAGATTTTGTTAATAAAAATTTTACAATAATTAATGAACAAATTACCAAAATTATACCTACAGTAGCTGATAAAACAACTCAGATTAAATTAGCTGAGGTAATTACATTATTACATCCATTAGATAAAACACAAAATGTAAAAGATGAAAACATTATTTCTCTTTTACAATATTATCAATTAATTGAAGAATTAAAAGCTGTTAAATAGTGGATATCAAAGAATATATTAAATCACTTGTATACGAGATGTTAGACGAAATGTCTGTTTCTGGAGATGCAGGTGGATATTTAACTCCTCAAGCATTTGCCAAAAAAGGACAAGGTCTAAATGCAGCTACTAAACAAGCACAAAGATCAGGATGGAAATTAGCAGGTGGAATGCCTAAAAATTCCAAAGTACTTGATTATAAAGAATTATGGAAAGGTAAAAAATCCGCTATGAACGAAACATTACTACAAATTATCGAGCAAGAATTACTTAACGAAGTAACATACAATAAATTTAAAAACGATGTAAAATTTCGTACTAAAAACGAACAATTACATAAAGCAATTCGTGAAGTAAAACGTAAATTACAAGAAATTGATCGTATTGTAGAATATACATCTCGTATGAAGCAAGAATTAAGTGAAGGTGAGGAAGGTATAAAATATTGGAAAGCAACCCAAAATAACGTTTCCAAAATATCAGAAATGGTAAACCATCTTAACAATAAAATTAAAAATCTCCAGCAGTAATGGCAAAGAGTAAAGGCGGTGGTGAAATCCACAAAATATCATTCGGTAAGCGTAAAAAAGGTAAAGCAAAAAAATCATATAACAAGCACGATCATTCTGAAAGAAACTATCGTGGACAAGGAAAAGCATAATAACTATGAAAAGTATAAAACAACAGTACATTGATTTAATGGAAGGTAGAATGTCCCAACATAACTTCATGAGAAGTTTACGTATGACAATGCCTCAATACGTTACTAATGTAACTTCATTTAAAGATTCAGTTAGAATCCTTAAAAATAAGGGTATACTAAATGAAGCATATGCTAATGAAGCTCCTTCTTATGACTATAATGGTAAAAAATTATATGTTGATAATCAAAGCGGAGAACCAGATGCCCCGGGAGGAAAAGTATCATTATACGATGAAGAAGAAAATGAATATATTGGTACTATTTCTTCAATAGATAGAGAAGGATTTATATCTGTTGATCCTGAATCAATTCAACCAGCAAATGGTGAAGATGAAGATGCTGAATTTATTGACATGATTGCTAAAGCAGAAGAAGAAGAAGCAGGTAAATACACTAAATTTGATGATTTTGAAGGTGGACTTAGTGAAGCTAAAAAGAAAAAAGAACCTAAAGCTGAATTACATCCAAATCAAATCCACCCACAAGAATTAAGGATGGGTATTAAAGTTGAATTGGAACATACAGATGATTTAGATAAAGCTAAAAAAATTGCTTTAGATCATTTAGCTGAAAACCCATTCTACTATACTGCACTTAAACTCTCAGGTATTGAATCACCTTCAGCTCCTAAAGTTAAACCTCCAGTAGAGAAAAAGGCTAAAAAGAAAAAAGAAGCTGTTGAAATGGTAGATGCTGCTAATCAAATGCAGAAAGTTAAAATGCCTAAAGTTGTTAAAGAAAATCTAAACGAAGGTGGTGAATGGACAATTACAGGTACTCTTACTAAAGATGAGCAAACTGAATTAAAGAATATGATCGGTAATTATGAATTAGATGTTCAAGCTACTGATGATACTCTTGAAACAACGATTTCACATCCGATGTACAATGATAAATCTTTAGAACAAGCTCTTAAACAAGTAAGAGGAATGCTTACTCCTTCTAAAGATAAAAAAGATTTAGGTGGATCATTTGATAAATTTAAATCTCAACTAGAATCACTTGTACGTGAAGTATTAGATGAAATGTATGATGGCCGTGACGATATGAATGCTCAAAACGAATACTAATATGAACAAATCATTATTAATAGATCACACATCCTTTCAACAAGCAAATCTAACAATATTAGAAAATAAACAGTTAGGTGAAGGTAAAAATCTTGTTACTCTTGTAGGTAAACTACAAGAAGCCGAACAAAAGAATGGTAATGGTCGTGTATATCCTCGCGAAATTCTTGAAAGAGAAGCTAAAAAATATGCAGATGGTCCTGTAAAAACACGTACTGCTTTAGGAGAACTCGATCATCCTGAAGCATCTGTTGTAAATTTATCTAACACTTCACACGTAATTACTGAAGTATGGTGGAAAGGAAATGATTTAATGGGCAAATTACAACTATTACCTACCCCAGCTGGCAATATTGCTAAAGCATTAGTAATGGCTGGTATTCCACTTGGAATATCATCTCGTGGTATGGGTAGTGTTAGACAATTAGGTGAAACAGTAGAGGTACAAGACGACTTCGAGTTGCTCTGCTGGGACCTTGTTAGTGTTCCCTCTACTCCAATGGCTTACATGTCATTAGCTGAATCTAAGCAACATAAATCTACAAAAGATTATAGTAAAGTAAACAGTTTAATAACTGAAATCATTTGTAACGCAACTGGTGTTTGTCCGTTGTGCTAAAATAAAATAAAATGGCAAAAGCAAAACCAAAACCAAGACCGATGATATCAAGAAAAAACGGTCTCAAACATAGAAAACGAATAGACCAAAATAATAAGATATTAGCTAAATATTAGCGGTTTTAAATATCTACATATATTTATGGGTATCCTACAATAGGTTGCCCATTCTTTATGCAACCTCGGGTATATTACAAACCCCACATTAAGATTCCTAATAATCTTATTTCCGTAATCAAATTTAAGGAGAAAAACAAAATGAGTAACAAAGACTTATTCAAAGAGGCTATCGCCGACGCTAAAGCCGTTCGCGAAGCTGCGTTAGCAAACGCAAAAGTTGCTCTTGAAGAAGCTCTCGCTCCAAAACTTCAATCTATGTTAGCTGCAAAGTTACAAGAGATGGATATGGACGATGCTGAAGAAGAGAAACTTGAAGAAAAATCACTCGGTCAAGACACTTATCGTACTGACGATTTCCAACATGTTGGCGCTAGAGAAAGACATGCTGCACTCGAAGAAAACGAAGAAGAACTTGAAGAAGATTTCGACTTATCTTCTATCTTAGCTGAATTAAGCGATGATGAAGAAAAACCTGAAATGAACGAAGCCGAAGAAGAAGAAGAAGCTGAAGACGAAGAAATGGAAGCTGAGGAAGACGAAGCTGAAATGGAAGACGAAGAAGCCGAAGATGAATCTGAAATGGAAAACATCACAGACTTAACTATGGATGAACTTAAAG